GTTCTGGGACCGCCAGCCTAAGGTGTTCGACGCTAAGGGCAACCGCATCAAGGACATCCCCAACGTTGGTGGAGGTTCTGTTCTGAAGGTCCAGGCGGAGATCTACGAGTGGGTCGCTGGCGACAAGCGCGGCGTCTCGCTGCAGCCTCTCAAGGTCCAGCTTCTCGAGCTTGTCGAGTTCGATGGCGACGACTCCAACCCGTTCGACGAGGAAGAAGACGGTTTCACCGTTGATGACTCCGAGGATGACGGCTTCGTGTCCGAGGAAGACGACGAGGGAGACGACAATACCGACTTCTAAGTTCCGGTCGGGACTGGAACGTCGGATTGCGGCTCAGCTGGAGGATCAGGGCGTAGACTACGAGTTTGAGACGATGAAGATAAAGTACATACGTCCTGCTCAGAACGCCACTTACACTCCAGACTTCATCCTTCCCAACGGAATCATCATCGAAGCAAAGGGCCGGTTCGTCACTAAGGATAGGCAGAAGCATCTGCTAATCCAGGACCAGTATCCCGACCTAGATATTCGTTTCGTTTTCAGTAACCCCAAGAACAAGATTGGAAAAGGTTCCAAGACGTCTTACGCCGATTGGTGTGAGAAGAAGGGGTTCCTTTACGCAGAGGAGTCGATCCCAGTCGAATGGATACAGGAGACGGCTCGCGCGTGATCGCCAGGGAGCCGTGTCCGAAGTGCGGCTCCCGCGACAATCTCGCCCGATACGACGACGGTCATGCCTACTGCTTCGGTTACGGGTGTGGCTATTTCGAGAAAGGAGACGGGATGGAGCGACCCGAGGTCGTTAAAGACGGCCGGATGTATAGAAGCAACCCTGACCTTATCCCGCTTTCTGAGTTAACCTACGAGGCTCTCCCCAAACGAGGGCTTCAGGAGGAAACCTGCAGGCATTGGAAGTACGGGACAATCCGTTACAATGGTAAGCCCTGCCAGGTAGCGACCTACTTCGATCCGCAGACCGGTTCTCCTGTCTGCCAGAAGCTCAGGTTCGCCGACAAGAGCTTCAAACTCATAGGCGATACCTCGAACATCCCTTTGTACGGCCAATGGCTGTGCCGGGATAACGGGAAGATGATCATCGTCACTGAAGGCGAGATTGATGCTGCCTCCGTGTCCCAGGCGCAAAGCTTGAAGTGGCCTGCGGTGAGCGTCCCTAATGGCGCTCAATCGGCCGCCCGACACGTTCGGGAGAACATCGAGTTCCTCGAGAACTTCGAACGGGTCGTCTTCATGTTCGATATGGATGACGCTGGGCAGGATGCGGCCAGGGAATGCGCCGAGATCCTGTCCCCAGGCAAGGCGTTCGTGGCCAACCTGCCTCTCAAGGATCCGAATGAGATGCTCAAGGACGGGAGAGGCCACGGCATCATCAATGCGGCATGGGGCGCCAAGGAGTTCAGGCCTGATGGCATCATCGGCGTGGACTCTCTTCTTGAGGAGGCCAGGAAGCCTATCGAATGGGGTTATCCCTGGTTCCTCCCGTCTTTGACCGACGCCACGTTCGGTAGAAGAGAGACGGAGGTCTACGCGATCGGAGCAGGGACAGGCATCGGCAAGACCGATTTCCTAACCCAGCAGATCCAGTACGACGTAGACACTCTGGGGATGCCTGTCGGTGTTCTGTTCCTGGAGCAAAAGCCTGTCGAGACTGCGAAGCGTGTAGCTGGCAAGAGAGCTGGCCGACGTTTCCACGTCCCTGATTCCAACTGGAAACAGGAGGAGCTGGACGACGCTCTCGAGGCGCTCAAGGGCAAGGTCTTCTTCTACGACTCGTTCGGTCAGACCGAATGGGATAGCGTGAAGGCTAAGATACGCTACATGGCCGTAGCCTATGGCGTGAAGCTCTTCTACGTCGACCACCTGACAGCAATGGCTGATACAGGGAATGAGCGTGAGTCCCTAGAGCAGATCATGAAGGAGATGGCTGGGCTGGCCAACGAGCTGTCCATCATCATCCACTTCGTGTCTCACCTGGCCACGCCTGAAGGAAGGCCTCATGAAGAAGGCGGTAGGGTACAGATACGCCACTTCAAAGGGTCCAGGTCCATAGGGTTCTGGTCCTACTTTATGATCGGCCTGGAGAGAAACCAACAGGCTGAGGAAGAGGCGGACAGGCAGACCACGATCCTGAGAATCCTGAAGGATCGATACACTGGACAGTCCACAGGCCTCACTGTCCCGCTAGGGTACGACCACGAGACTGGTCTCATGTACGAGGCTGAAAACCCGTTCACTGACCAGGAGGACATCGAGGATGGTGAAGAAGACTTCTGAGAAGCTCCAGCACAACCCGGACATGCTCTATGGGCTGGCTGAGAGGCTATCCCTTCTCACCCTCGATTGTCCTCAGGCCTTCACTGATGCTTACACATCGGTCATGCAAAAAGTGTATAAGGAGGAGCAACCTCAAATGAAATCCATGACACAGGCGGACAAAATCCTATTCCTTCTTAGGAAAGGTCACCGCCTCACGAAAACTGAGCTTATGGTTCACCACAAGGTGGCCACTCCTACTGCACGAATCACTGAACTCCGGCAGCGGGGGCATGATATCGAAATCGAGTGGAAGACGTGTCCTGTTGACGGGTCAAAATACGTCGAATACTGGCTTCGAAATTCCCAAAAAGAGACGGCTTAGTGTTAGAGATCAGCGTGACATACACGACTATCTCAGCTCTCCTGCTCTTTTTCTTAGGCGTGGTGTGTATGGGCTGTATTTGGCTTATGGCAGCACTCATTCAATCCGAGAAGAGGTACGAGAAATCGGATGATTGACCAACTGAAACGGCTGATCGGGTTCCGCAGCGTCCCGAGCCTGGAGTCGATTATCGCTGCATACCAGAAGACTCAGGCAGATCTTCGGGATTTCATCGACGATCGAGATGTCGAACTCGATACGATCGAGAGTGAAATCATGGATGCACAGGATCACTACCGAAAGATCTCTGATGAACAGGAGAGGGCGGCTCGTATTCTCAAACGTCTCGAGGAGTTCCTGGACGATTAGACGCTGGCTCTGTCGTCCTTAATTCCTCCCCCCCTGAAATAGAAGGAATATCAGTCTATGCCTTTCAACGCTGTTGAAACCCCCTCCAACGATGAGAAAAACCCTATTGTCGAGCCGTTCGCTGTGGTCATGGAAAATGGCGGGGTCCATTACGGGCTTCGGGACAGCGATGGTTTCAAATGGGTCGTCGCTGTCCTGGAAAAGGATGGCACTCTAATTCCCTATAGCGGGTACTCTAAAGGGGATGTCGGGTTCTATGACCTGACTGTCGACGTTGAGCATGTTTATGACGTGATCAACTACAATGGTGGTCAGTCCGGGTTCAGTGCTTCCCTGGGAGACGGCCGGTCTCTGCACGTGAGTGAGTTCCAGAATGAGCCTGAAATCGAGGTAGACGGCCGCATTATCGGCTGGTTCCGGTCGCGAGGCGACGGTCTCGAGTTCTGCAATGCTTCGGGAAATCAGTACGTTAACCTCGAGCCTCTCGTGGAAGACCCTTACGGCCCTAGTTCGGATACCCGCGCGGAGCTGATCCGCGAAGCCTATGATCTCGTGGAAGACCCTTACGGCCCTAGTTCGGATACCGATGAACGCTCCAGCAGCGTTGTCGTCGACGACTATGGCCGTGAATGGAGTCTCTCTACTCTCGACGGCCTTGTAAACCTGATGTGCGGTGGTATGTACATCGCCGAGGTTGGTAACGATGGACTCAGTCGGTGTATGCACGCTGTTGGAGGCGTGAAAGATACCATGGGTCTTCCTAAAGGCCCGGGAGGTTCTGTTAGCCTGGCAGAGTCCGATCCGTTTTACGTGGGTATGGACGGTCCCATTTCCGATCCGTTTTACGTGGGTATGGACGGTCCCATTGATGAGCTTAGCTTCGGTGGTATAGGGACGCCGTTTATTGTGTCCTTTACGCTCGACAACGGCGACGAGATGAGGATCTCCCGCAGTAAGGAGGAAATCAACCCTGTCATCAGCGTGAACGGATGTCATATGGGCTTCATCGAGCATAACGGCCGCTACGATCTCACTAATTTCCTGGCCTAATCGTTACGTATCGGTCAATGAAAGGATCAAGTTGATGAGTACACAAGTCTCGTACGTCTTCGACGCGGAGACTAACGGCCTGCTCGATGAGCTGGACAGGGTCCACAGCTTGGTCCTCAAGAACGTGGAGACAGGGGAAGTGTTCTCATGTGCTAACGATGCAGATTGGTGTGGCTTCTATAAGGAGTCTTCCAAGCATGCTCTTAGTATTGAGGACGGGTTGAACATGTTGATGGAGGCTGACCGTATCATCGGTCACAACATCATCAAGTTTGACGTCCCTGCTCTACAGAAAGTCTACCCTTGGTTTGACCCAGCGCGGACTGCGTGCGTCGACACGTTGGTCATCAGCCGTTTGATCTGGACAGATCTCAGTGACCGAGATTGGGCCAAGATCAATAAAGGCGAGGGAATCCCGAAGCGCCTCGCGGGGCGGCATAGCCTCGAGAGCTGGGGCCACCGCCTGGGCAAACACAAGGGCGACTACCAAGGTGGCTGGGACTCGTGGAACCCTGATATGCAGGAGTACTGCGAGCAGGACGTGGAGGTCACTGATAGCCTGTGGAAGCTCATACTCAAGCAGGACTACGCTCAACGCTCGATCGATCTAGAGCATGAAGTGCAATGGGTCGTCGCGGAACAGGAGCGGCGCGGTTTTGCGTTTGATCGCGACTCCGCAGTCCAGCTTCTTGTTAAACTCACTGAGCGCAAGGAGCAGCTTGAAAGCGAACTACAGGACACGTTCAAGCCTTGGTGGTCATACGATGGGGCCGATTGCAAGGTCGTTCCCAAGAGGACCATTCGGTACAAGGACCCGTTAAAGGCGGATAGGACCGAAGGGTGTCCGTATTGGAAGATCAAGCTCAACTACTTCAACCCTGGTAGTAGGCATCACATAGCTGATCGTCTTCAGAAGGTCAGGAAATGGAAGCCCAAGGAGTTCACCGAGAACGGTCAGCCTAAGATCGACGAGGTGGTTCTCAACAAGCTGCCTTATCCTGAGGCGAAGCTCCTGGCTGAGTACTTCCTCATACAGAAGCGCCTCGGGCAGCTCGGTGACGGCAACAACGCCTGGCTGAAGCTTGAAGAAGGCGGTCGGATCTACGGTCGTGTAAACACGAACGGGACGCCGACTGGCCGGATGACCCACAACAAACCGAACGTCACTCAGGTCCCTTCTGTGAGGAAGCCTTATGGCAGGGAGTGCCGGGAGATGTTCGTCGCCCCTGATGGGATGAAGATCGTCGGGGCTGACGTCTCTGGCTTGGAGCTTCGTATGTTGGCCCACTACATGGCCAAGTACGACAAAGGCGAATACGGAAAGGTCATCCTGGAGAGTGATGTTCATACTCACAACCAGGAGATGGCTGGCCTCGAAACTCGGGATCAGGCCAAGACCTTCATC